TGCAGTTGTATACAGCTAAGTTCTTTATGGAGTCCTTCTTTGGAGAGGACGAGGATGACGAGCAAGTTGAAACTAGAAAGATAAGAACTGTTTTACCAAGCTGGGACGCTAAAGGATTATTATCCTATACTGAAAAAGGTGAGTTAGAGTCTAGATATTCTAAAGGTCAAAAATACAAGGACAGATATATAGATTATATAAACTTCTCCAGAGTATCTGGTGTGGGTTATATAAAGGACTTATTTAGATTAGCATTTACAGATATTAAAACAGAACCTGGAAAGGAAAGCTTTATGAGAATTGTAGAGGCTATCTACGAGCCATTTTTAAGTGAAGAGATGACTTTAACTTTATTTCAAGAAGCTTATAACAACAAGGGCGGGAAAGTTTACAATGAAACTGATGACAACCTAACGAAGCTTTTTAAAAGTATAGAGTTTGTAGGTAAGGGAATTGCTCCAGGAACACTTAGAACTGGTGTTAGAATAGGTGAGTCAGTATTTGAAGAGGACTCTGAACTTGTTCCTCTTTATGAGGTATTAGCTATATTTGGCTTAAGAGTAAATAGAATAAATGTAAACAAGAGTGTTTACTTTAGATCTAGATATGCTAAACAAGAGCTTACTGATATAGTAGGTAAAGATGTTATGAAAGATGAGAGTAAGTTAAGAGGATTCATAACCAAAGGATCTGAAGATTATGACTCGAGAGCAGATGAGGTATTAAATAAGTTTGCTGATATAATTAGTGCTGCTAGATTAAATAATATAGCAGGTGAAGACATAAGACAAATACTAAGAAAGGCTGGAATGAGTAATCTTTTAATATCTATAGCTGAGAAAAGAGGTATTGATAGATACCACCAGGACAACATAAACATATTAAAAGACGAATAAAATATACAAACACTATATAATTAATTATTTAATTATTAAATTTGTAGTACTTTTCTAAGGTTCCATTCTGGAACAGTTTGCTTTTTTGTTCGCATTCATAGATTAGTTTTTTGGTTGTTTGAGAAGGAGGGGTAGTTCCCTCCTTTTTTTTTACTATATTAGCTCTATGGAAATAGGTATACAATTAATCAATGGGGTAGTGTTTGGATTTAGGTTATTTGCCCCAACAGAATCCATGCCATATAACGAACTCCAGCTATTTGCTGGAGTTATATGCTTCTATGTTATTTGGGATTAGTCCTCGCAAGTAGAGCAGTCATCCTGTTCTCCACAGCATTCTTCATCTTCAGGGTCAACTACCCAAGATTCAAATAATTTTTCTTTAGATTCATCTGATTTTTTTAACGCTTCTCGTAAAGCTTCGTCTCTGTCGTGTAACATTACTATATTATTTAAAAAAGTATTGGGGGTGCAGACGACCAAATCTTTAACCCCCCGAATACAAGAACAACCTAGCCCATATTGCTAAAACTAGGATTTTAATTATGCAGCACTCACGCAGCTTACTCTCGTTTTTTAGAACCCCGACCTAAGATGGTATCGACTGCAATATCGACCTCCTTTTGATTTGATGGGACATATACGTCTAATTTTTGATCGGTATCATGAAGATACTTTAAAAACAGCTTGAATCGCATCTTAAACTCAGGGGTTCTTATTCCTTTTGTTTCTATAATAAAACCCTTCTCTAAATTAATAAAGTCTGGCGTATAAGATATATTTCTTATATTACCAGGCTTCTTTTTAAAGGTAGTTTTACCTTTTGTTTTACCCTTATCCATAAGGAGTCCTTCAAACTTGAATTTCTCTACAAGCTCAAAAGTTTTTCCTTCGTATTGATTTGGGATCTTTGCTTTTTTAAGGGCTCTATAGCAGTAAAGCTCTAGTCCTGAGGCAAATGTGATTCCATCTGCGATGTGTTTCTTAGCTTTAGTTATCTGCTTTCCTTTTCTTCTCTTGAATCGCATTAAGCTAAGATATGAAATAATTATTTCTTACCTCTATTCCTAGCCCTATTTTTGGATTGCTTCTCTAAAACAAGCTTACCAGATTTAGTATGCGAAGCATCCTTTCCGTCACCTTTCTTACCATTCTTTCTGTTAAAAAGGTTTAGCTTAACACGATACTTCTTTCTCTGTTCAGATGAAGAATATTCGGAGTCGTACTTTTTTTTCTTATTATACGACTCCTTATTTTTTTTATAATGTTTAGTGCTTTTACTTGCCATGCTATATTATTGTAGCCTGCAAGATACGAATTATTTCTTTTCTTTTGGAGGAGTTGGTATACCAAAAACGTATTTAGCAAGTTTATCTGCATTCTCTAAAAGAGATTTAGCATTTTTACTTGTTGATAATCCTGAGGCTATCTCTAATACTCTAGCTCTCATCTCGCAGTCAAACTTTAAGTACTTGTACTGCTGCTCTTGATCTTTTTGTTGCTTGTTCATTTCTAAAATTTAATTATAGTTAGTAAATCTAAGTCTATATAGAATAATAATTCTCTATCCCATATAGATCCTGGTCGTGGGTTTTTCATGCCACCCCACTCAACTGTGGCTTTTGTTATTTCGTGCATCCAAATATAGCCAATACCATCAAGAAATCTCCAAGCTATACATAAAGGTAGTTGCTTTTGAAGTGCTTCCTTTTGACAATGCTGTATCTTTCTAACTGAAGTTCTGACCCTTTCAATATCCTTCATGTCAAGGCTCATAGTTTTAACCTCACAAAGAGACACAACCTTCATAGTTTTGTTGTCTATAATTTCAGCATCTACTGGAGCATATCTATCTAGTTGCTCAAAGGTTAAGTCTTTACCCTCTAGGAGTATACGAAGAGTCTCAGCCTCCCTCTCTCTATCCTCTTTGCTTTCAAATCGGGGTTCCAGTCTCATTCTCTTCATTGCCTACCCAATCATAATTGAATGGAGTTTCGTTTTCTTCGTACTTTTCTGCAGACTTAATAGTCTCACTCATTCTTCTGTCTACTTCACCCATGTAAACCTGAAGAAGTATAAGGTAGCCAGTGAGATCCATTAGATCGTTATCACTCATATAAGTCTCCTTGCTTTTTATTCGATTAAGCTTGTCGTTTATACGAGCTTGGATAGCGTACATAGGATCAACATTAAACAAAACTCCTTTGTTAAATACTGAGTTACCATAGGATTTGTTTTTCTCTATGAGAAGATCCCTTATCTCATCACACTTTTTTCTTATTTCTTCCTGCATTTTTCTTTACTTTAGATTCGACAGCCTTTTTCTTAGCACTTCTATACTTACGTTTATTCGATACTTGATCTTCAGAAACCTTTGGACTACGCTTAGTCTTAGATTTTTCTTTCTTGAGAATTTCAATAACTCTGTTATTATGTCTTTCACTTTCTTTAATTTTTTGAGAATACTTTACCATGTTCCACGCTATAAGAATAAATATAACGCAGATTACTGCTAGTGCGATCATTTTAATTTAATTTAACTGTTTAACTTATTTGATTCTTCTTTTAATAATGCTCTGTTTAACTGAGCCATTGTAGTTACATGTTCTGATTCAGGTTTACCTTCGTTATACCTTTTAAGTAGAAAAGCTATATGATCTTCGCTTCTCATACCCATCGGAGATTGTTTTTCCCATCCCCATTGAATTGCATCTAAATCTTTCATAATTTTAAAATTTAATTAACAATTTTATTGTAAAGTTAATAAATTTATATTTATAACTTTAATATACATCTTGAGACATACATATAAACTCATAGTCAGTTACCTTATCTATCTTTATTTGTATGTCGTTAGTTGACTTATGTTTTATCTCTAACCCCCTTACGAAATACTTAACATTTTGTAATTTCTCAGGATCAAGCTCCCTAACACAAGTCCTATGAGTAGCTTCCTTCCACTTCTTAGAGGGCTTCTCCACCCCTTTTACAAATCTTACTGTTCTCCACCTGTAATGAACTGTAGCGTGATATATTTCTTTTCTCATAACCTATCTACGCATCTTTTTATCATGGTTAATATAAATATTAAACCTATCGTAAAATTAATAATTGACTCTACATCCCACTCCATAACTAAAAAGATTCTGATGGTTGAGCAGATATAAACTTCTCAGTATAATCCTGAGGGTCTATAAACTTAGTGTATTCCTTCTTAAACTTAAGAGGTAGTGTACCAGTACCTATGTTTCTACCTTTAGCGAATATTAGATCTACAAGACCTTCGGTAGACTTTCCACTATCATCAGACATGATACCATAGTATTCAGGTCTGTATACAAGCATAACAATATCAGATGCCTGCTCTATCTCACCACTCTCACGAAGATCGGACAAACTAGGTCTACAACCATCCCTTCTTTCTACACCCCTACTAAGTTGAGATAAGGCAACAATTGTTATGTTAAGCTCCTTGGCTAGATTCTTTAGCTCACGAGCCACCATAGCAACCTCTTGCTCTCTAGATGTACCACTACCCTTAACAAGTTGTAGGTAATCTACAAGAACAAACTTAACATCTTTAGTTATAACATACTGCCTTATCTTATTTAAAAGGTATCTAAGAGATGAATCCTTACACTCATCTATAAATAGGTTAACACCTTCGAGCTTACCTATAGCTTTATCAACTCTATTAAGTTCTCCACTCTCTAATGCACCCTTCATTATATACCTATTATTTACCTCACTCTCTAATGAAACTAGCCTTTGTAATAGCTGAGTATCTCCCATCTCGTATGAGAATACTGCAGAGGGAATACCTACCTTAGCACAATTGTAGCAGAATGCTAGACCAAGCGATGTCTTACCCATAGATGAAGCACCACCAATAACAATAAAGTCTGTCTCTTGCCAACCACCAGTAAACTTGTCTACTGATTGAAAGCCCGTAGGTAGACCAATCATGTTTTCAGAGTCCATCCTCCTTCTTATATCATCATGCAGTATCTTTAACTGCTTTTTAATGTCAGGTATATCGCTACCCCTAACCTCAGAAATAGATTTCATTTGTTCTTCCACGAACTCTATAACGTTAAACAAATCATCACCATTATCAATCTTCTTTGTAGTGAGTTCCGCTAACTTTTTAAGCCTTATCTTCTTATCTTCTTGAGATAAGTATAAAACCATGTTCTTTGTTATGTAGGCATAATGATCTAAGTTCATACACTCAGCTACCCTGAGATCTACAAGAGGATCTTTAATAGCAGAGGATATAACAATCATATCAGCCTTATCTCCTTTGTCTAACCTTTCAGACACCACTTTATATATCTTTCTGTTTAAAGGATCGGTAAATATCTCCTCAGATATAAGGCTGTGACAATCGTAATAGTCTCGTGGATTCGACATAATCTTACCGATAAGCCTCATCTCCATATCCATGTTATCTTTCATCTGTGATGTATTTAGGTTTAACATATCGGTTAGTTTTCTTTTTATCTAACTGCACCTCGTTCTCCCATCCCTTAGCGTTAAGCCAAGTTCTAGGAAACTTTCTGTAAGTTCTATCAGGCGTTGAATCAACATAAACCTTAACTTTCTTTATCGCCTCACCCATCTCATTTAAGGTTAAATTCATAAATGTCTTTCTTGTGTTAGGCTTATCTTTTTTGTAATCATATAAATTCCAAAACATTTCAAATGCTTTTTCT